GGTAAGCTTCTGGTGTGAACTTAAAGCTGATTACGTCAGCTATCCCAAGCTTTCTAAGTGGCAGGTGTCGTGGATTAATACGTACGTTGCCCGAGGTGGTGTGATGTTGATCTGCAATAGAGCCCTCTCGGAGAGAACCCTGAAACTCTATAGGATACAATCCCTGATTGTATCTCCACAACTCTTGGTTGCTGATGCGGTGTTTCCTATGCATGGTGCGTGGGATAGTATCCATAATGCATGGGTCAGACTGATTACGGATTACTAGTGATAACTTTATACTATCACTAGTGATGACCGATAACTTAGAGGTTATCGGTCATGTTCATGGTTCGTTCTACATTAGCGTAGCACGGGCAATAGACCAGGCTCCTTGAGGATGTCAAAATGGATTCGTTTTCATTAGTTCTATTATAGGTTGTAAATTTTTAAGGTACCTAATCGGGGAGCTAAAGGTGTAACTTACATAGACGCACACAAGTTTCAAACGATACAAGAAGAAGGAGGGCTTAAACTGGTATATAATATAAAAAAATTTGAAACGTTATGAAATTTGCATTAATTATGTATGCTTGTTCGGTATTAAGTAATCAATGTGGAGACCCAATCAGAGATCCCACATTATATAATACTCATAAAGAGTGTGCTATGGCTGGGTATATACAGTCCATTACTGTATTAGACAGTATGGATAGTAAAAAAGTTAATGATGCTAAATTGTATTTTTCTTTTTCTTGTAAAGAACTTGATGGTGCTTAACAAGGAGATAAGAAAAAGGTAAAGTCAAAAACGATATATAATATAATTTTTTTTGAAACGTTATGAAAAGTATAAATAATAATTTAGTTACATTAACCGATGAGGAATTACGGGATATAGTTTTACGTAAGCAACTAGAATATATAAAATTATGCCAGGATGACTTTCTTACTTTTGTCCAGGAAGTATGGCCAGATTTCATATATCGTAAAACAAATAAGAAAGAGGAGTGGGGTCATCATCAAATTATCTCTAATGAATTTACTAAAATAGCCAATAAAGAATTAAAGAGGCTCATTGTGAATATGCCTCCTAGGCATACAAAATCAGAATTTGCTTCCTTCTTGTTCCCCGCTTGGATGATAGGAAGGTTCCCTAAAATGAAAATTATGCAAGTTTCACATAACGCAGAACTTGCAAGTAGGTTTGGATCTAAAGTTAGAAATTTAATGGGTAGCGTAGAATATAAACAAATTTTTGGAAACGTTGAATTAAGAGAAGACTCTAAAGCAAAAGGACGTTGGGAAACAAATCATGGTGGTGAATATTTTGCTGCTGGTGTGGGCGGTTCCATTACAGGTCGAGGTGCAGATTTATTAATTATTGACGATCCACATACCGAGCAAGATTCTATGTCGGACACAGCAATGGAACGAGCCTACGATTGGTACAGTTCAGGTCCTCGTCAGCGGTTACAACCTGGAGGAACTATCGTTGTGGTTATGACACGTTGGGCACAAGATGATTTAACAGGAAGGCTCATTAAGTCTCAAAAAGAACCTAAGTCCGATCAATGGAAAGTTATTAGTTTCCCTGCCATATTAGAATCAGGTAGATCCATATGGCCAGAATATTGGAGCCTAGAAGAATTAGAAAAAGTGAAAGCTTCTATTTCAGTTCACAATTGGAATGCCCAGTACATGCAAGATCCAGTTGCAGAGGAGGGGGCTATATTAAAACGTGAGTGGTGGAAGAAATGGACATCTGAGCATATACCCAAAATAGAACATATCATCATGAGCATGGATACTGCTTATTCAAAAAAAGAAACTGCTGATTACTCTGCTATTACGGTATGGGGAATATTTCATCCTATCGAAGGATATGATCCTAACATCCTTTTATTAGATGCTCAAAAAGGAAGATGGGATTTTCCAGATCTAAAGATAGTTGCTTATGATTTATATAAATATTGGGAACCAGAAAGTATTGTTATTGAAGCAAAGGCTACTGGTATGCCTTTAATTCAAGAGATGCGAAGAATGGGTATACCTGTTTTGGATTATGTTCCAGCTAAGGGTAGGGATAAAATTACTAGAGCCAATGTAGTAGCCCCTATATTTGAAAGTGGAATGGTATGGGCACCTGATGAACATTGGGCTCAAGATGTGATTGAAGAGTGTGCTGCTTTTCCTCATGGTCAACACGATGACTATGTCGACAGCACTACACAAGCTATGTTAAGATACCGCCAAGGCGGATTAATTAGCACTTACACCGATGAAAAGGAAGAGGCTAGATTAGAAAAGGAATATAAATACTATGCGTAAAAAATTTATGGTTAAAGCAGCTGAAGGTAAAAAAATTGAAACAGATAAAGATTTAAGTAAATTAAAAGGTGCTATTTCTGAGAAAGAAATAAAGTCTATGCAAGACGGCATATATTCTAAAGATTTAGGTCAATTAAAAGGAGCTATTTCTGAGAAAGAAATAAAGTCTATGCAAGATGCCCTTTCTGAGAAGGAAAAGAAAAAAATGAAGTCTACTCAAGGTAAATCAAAAGTACCTTCTGGGGCTATACGTAGAACTGAAGACAATGACCCTAGATACAAACTAGAGTTTTTAAGCACAGGCGGATCCGTATCCAGAGGAAACGGAATAGCAATCAGAGGAACTAAATTTAAGGGGGTATTTTAATTATGGCACTTACTAAAAAAGAACAAAAGCATATAGAAAATTTATTGAAACCAGGTGAGGATCCAGGAGAAGGTTATGAAGGTTCTCCAGATATGTACCCTGATTACGAAGAGGATAAAAAAGTATCGAGAAGAAATAAAAAAATGATGGGCGGTTCGGTAAACAAGTATAGTTCAGGTTCTTACGTTACCGTTAAGACCAAATTAGGAAAAAATAAACCAACTAAGATTTGTTAGGATATTAACATGGGCTGGAAAGAAATTGACAAAGCAGTGATAGAAACTGAGTTGGAAGAAGAGACTTCTAGAGCAAAACCTTATATGAAGGGATTGAGTCCCATTACTCATTTAAGAAAATATCTTAAAGAAAAAAAAGCGAAGAAAACAAGAGACACCACTGCTAGTGAAGGCTCTATGCGTAAAGGTGGTAGTGTAATGATTAAAACAAAATTAGGTAAGAACAAACCTTGCAAATTGTACTAGGTTTGGTAGGAAATTAAAATGCCAATTGATAAAAACAATGAAGAACTATCTGTTGAAGAATTAGTTCAACAGACAGATTCCCCTGTCGCTGATCCGTCAGCCGTGATGGATGAAATAGAAATCGTGGAAGACGGAGCAGAGACCACGGATCAGGAACCAGAGCAAGAATTTAATTTTGCAGAAAACATTGCGGATCGTTTAACCGAAAATGAACTAAGAGATTTAGCTAACGATTTAATAGACGACTATAAAAATGATTTAGGTTCCAGAAAAGAATGGGAAGATACCATTACTAAAGGATTAGATTTACTCGGCATACAATACAGTCCATTGAACAGACCCTTTAAAGGTGCAAGCGGTGTTACTCATCCCATGCTTAACGAAGCATGTGTGCAGTTTCAAGCACAAGCTTACAAGGAACTACTTCCACCTGATGGGCCTGTACGTGCACAGATTGTAGGACAGCCTACCCCTGAGAAAGAAAAACAAGCAAGCCGTGTTAAAGATTATATGAATTATTTAATCACGGATAAGATGGAAGAGTACACTACGGATGTAGATCAAATGTTGTATTACTTACCTCTCACAGGATCTACGTTTAAGAAAGTATACTACGATGAATTATTAGAACGACCTGTCTCTAAATATATTCACCCCAGAGATTTAGTGGTTCCTTATTATGCTACTAGTTTAGCAGAGTGTGAACGAATTTCTCAAGTGATGAAAATGACAGAGAATGAACTTTTAAAGAAGATGGAGATTGGTATCTATTCTAAAATAGAATTAAAAGAACCAAGTATTGAGCAGAATACTACTCAGGATAAAATTAATAAGATTGAAGGAATTAAACCTACCTACAACGAACTGTTGTATAACGTATTAGAAGTTCATGTCGATTTAGATTTAGAAGAATACACTTCAGAAAAAATGGGTAGAGAACAGAATGTTAAAGTTCCTTACGTAGTCACCGTTATTGAGAACACAGGACAAATTCTATCTATCTACAGAAACTATCGAGCCGATGACGCTAGATACAAACGTATTGAATACTTTGTCCACTTTAAGTTTTTACCAGGATTAGGTTTTTACGGCTTTGGTTTACTCCACATGATTGGCGGTCTAACCAGAACGGCCACCGAAGCATTACGACAATTATTGGACGCTGGTACGTTGTCCAATCTACCTGCTGGATTTAAATCGAGAGGTATGAAAGTACGAGATGATGACCAGCCTATACAACCAGGAGAGTTTAGAGATGTGGACGCACCTGGGGGAAACATCAAAGATCAATTCCAAATGTTACCTTTCAAGGAACCTTCGCAAACGTTATTTGCCTTATTAAATTTTGTGGTTACTGCGGGACAACGATTTGCTGCTATTGCGGATATTCAAGTAGGCGATGGTAACCAACAAGCTGCGGTAGGTACTACCGTTGCATTAATGGAACGTGGTTCGAGAGTGATGAGTGCTATTCACAAACGTTGCTATTATGCCATGAAGCAAGAGTTTAGGATCCTAGCAAGAATTTGTAATGAATCTTTACCAGAAGAATATCCTTACGATGTATATGGTGCGGAAAGAAGTATTAAGGCAACCGACTTTGATGATCGTATCGATGTACTACCTATGGCCGATCCTAATTTGTGGTCGATGACCCAACGAGTTACGTTAGCCCAAACCCAATTACAAATTGCTCAGTCTGCTCCTAATTTACATAACGTCTATGAAGCGTACCGAAGAGTGTACGAAAGTTTAGGTACTAAGAATATCGATATGTTATTAGTTCCGCCACAACAACCTCAGCCCACCGATCCTGCTAAAGAGAACTCAGAGGCTTTAAAGGTTCAGGTACTACAAGCATTTCCAGCACAGGATCATGAAGCTCATATCCAAGCTCATTCTATTTTCATGCAATCAAGAATGGTACAGATCAATCCACAAGTATATGCTTTATTACAATCCCATATATCCGAACATGTTAGTTTAAAAGCAACAGCTGAAATTACTACTATGGTTCAACAAGACCCAAGAATGATGCAGATGGCTCAACAAAATCCAGAAGCATTACAAGGTCAAGTAGATAAATTAATTGCTCAGAAGATTGTGGAGATTACTGCTAAGCTACAACAGATGGAGGCTCAAGCTATGGGT